GTACAACACAGACCGAAGTCCGTCCTTCTCTCCCCGTTGGGGAAGGAGGTCTGATCAGGCTGAAGCTATAAGCTCCCAGAGTGATACTCTGCCACTATTCTTTCTTAAGTATAATAGCTTATAAAGGGTAGGATGGTTAATCCCCAGTAAGGACTGGGTAATCAAACATACTTACCTGAAATACGACATGAGAAAACCCGACTACAAAAAATATTTTGAGTCTGGTTTTCCGGTCATATTCAGCTGAGTAGCGAACTCATTTAAGAGTTCTTCTACCAGACCTTTAAGAGACTATTATTACTTCATCTCGAGAGTCGCCCAGATTGAAAAATCAAGGGGACATCCCCGGGGCCATCAAATATTTGAAGGCCGTGAGGGTTGCCTTAATGGGGTACTTGTCAGGTACTCCAATTAAGCAGACCCAGGTGAAGTGTACCAAAGACGGAATTCCAACTATCTTAGGCCCCTTCATTGAGGAAATAAGGTCATATGACAATGCCAACGAGTTATCGTTGCCGTTGTTGATGACTATATTATTCTCAACTAGGGCCTTAAGCATAGGGAAGACTGTTGACATTAGTTCAATCATTGACTATCCCGCCGAGATGGGGGTTAACTACAAAGATTGAGCGAAGTTAGCACCTTCCTTTTGAAAAGATGTTGGATTCTCTCCTTCTTTGAAAGTTCCCCAAAGGGCTAGATGGTCTAGATTCCACTTTACAACTAAATCGGGACCTAATGGTCAGGCATTGTGAAAAGCCATAGTTGACTTATTCGCATTACCTGAATCATTAGTGTCTTCGATTGAGTTTGTTGGTGGGACTAAATTGTCTAAGGTTATTGGTAACTTAAGAGGGGCTGTCGCTTACTTACCCTGAGCTCACTTAATTGGGGGGCCAACTAACATAAGAAAGTTAAGTTGGTTCCCTGATAAGGAGGACAAGGTAAGGGTGATAGCAATATTGGACTACTGGAGTCAAACTTGTTTGAAACCAGTACATGATTATTTATTTCATGTGTTGTCCCATATTCCTCAAGATTGTACCTTCCACCAGGGGAAGTTTAAAACTTTATTAGATAACCCTCAGGGGGAATACTATAGTATCGACTTAATAGCCGCTACTGATAGATTCCCTATGAAGGCTATCGAAACAGTTTTAAAAGGTAAGTTCCCGGCTCCATGAGTTGATCATTGATCAAATATCATGGTCGGGTATCCGTTTAAGTTTCAAGGTAAATCAATTACCTATGGAACTGGGAATCCGATGGGAGCCTACTCTTCCTGAGGTAGCTTTACAATCTCACATCACTTTGTGGTGTGATTAGCTTGTAAAGAGGTTGGGGTTAACTGAAAGGATTGCCAGTACGCTTTATTGGGCGATGACATAGTCATCGTCGGTAAAGCTGTTGCTGAACAATACTTAAAGATAATCTCATCCTTAGGTGCATCTGTGAGCCCTCAAAAGACCCATATATCTCCTCATACTTATGAATTCGCCAAAAGGTGAATGCATAAGGGTAAAGAGATCACTCCGTTTCCTGTGTCGTCCTTAAGGGAAGCATCAACAAGATATTACTTGTTGGTGAATACCTTAATCGACTCAGAGGCGAAAGGGTGGGTGCCTGTATCAGGTATAGCCGATAGCGTGAGGGACTTATACACTTTTGTATTTAAGACTAGATCCGCAAGGGTCAAGTCCTTAGTACATCAGAGTGTAAGCTGCGAGTACATCATGAAAATGATGAGAGGTACCTTAACGGCCGGTGAAGCATTAAGCTTCTTATCCGGGCATTATGGATTCCCTCAATTGGCCGACAAGTTGACTGAAGACATTTCTTCTAATGTCTTCAGCAACATTGCCGTTCAATTATTCGCAGAGTCAAATCCTGAAAATGATGATAAAGCTAAGGGCGGGCCCCCATTAGGGGCCTTAGCCGAGAGCTTGGTCATTTATTTTACTGGATTGGACCCATCCTCATATCCTTCGTTTAACTATTCAATAATCCAGGACTATCCTATATTGGCCTGTTATGGGCAAATAGAGGAAGAGTTCTTAAGATTAAAGAAGAGAGCTACTTTGTTGGATAGACAGGGTGGTAATTGGACCTTATTATTAAGGGCAATGACCATACCAGTCTCTGATAAGGTCTTCTCAGAGAGAGGACATTATCAGGTTCCAAGAGCAGCTTCTGCCATTGGTTCAAAGTTAAAGGATTCTTTCCAACAATTGGAAATGTTCTTAAACTTCTAGCAATAGAATAGTCCTTAAGATCTGAATCTGATCATTGAC